GTTGCTGCCCCTTCCAAGGATCTTGAGTCGTTGTTGATATATTAGTTCCGCCACCCATAATTTAATCCTCTTTTTACCAAATTGTGCCACTAGCATCGCCGACATCGGACTGTGCAGCGTCTGGAGCCGATTGATCTCCACCAAATAATTCTCCGAAGAAATCACCAATCGGGTCGCCACCAATATTACCCATCCCGTCGGCATTAGATTCACCACCTTCGCTATAAACATTATTATTAGTATTATTAGTATTATTATTCCTTATTGCTGCTGCCGCTGCATCATCTTCAGCCTGCTTTAGAGCAGCCATATGCTGTGCAAATCCTGTATTGGGATTGCTATAAGAAACCTGTGGCCCTTGCATTTGGAACATAGGGGTTGACTGAAAGTCTCCTATACCAGCCCAAGGCGCATATGCACCAGAACTTAGTATCCCAGCTGGATAAGATGGTTCCCCCATCGGCCCACTATAATTGGGCGAAGGGGAAGAAATTGCTTTTAATAAAGCCTGTTGATCTTGTGTTGATATTCCGCCAGCCATATACTTCTCCGGTTAATGCATTTTCTCTTTGATGTCTTTAGTGATGATGATGTAAGATTGTTTCCAATCTTTAACTAATCTTAATAGCCCTCTGCGAGTCCATGCCTCTAATGCAGAACACCCAGCCTTTATTGCAAATGCTTCTAGCGTAGGCTCAAACTTCTCCTGCATTCTTCTTAGGTCTTTTCCACCCAAGGCTATAATCCTTAATACTTTCTTTCTAGGATAATGAACAACTTGTGTTACCATGGCGGCTATAACTGCCCTGTCTTCAGTGGACACCCATAGTTGCATTTCATTATTAATAATTAAATAAGCAAAGTCTTGCGCCTCTACTTCCCCTTCAGAATAAGGCGTTGCTTTTGAAAGCAATGGCTCTACTTGATCCCAAATATGAGGAACCTCGTCGGGGTATACTAGATGTATATTAAAGTTTTGTCCAAGCGCCGGAAGAGTTATAGAAGTAGATTCCTTCTCCTCCTGACGGGTTCCATTCCGTGCCATCTGCGTACCTTATATCACCAACTCTAGGTTTATTTTTTCCATTAAGAGTTCCACTAGAATTCTTTCCCGGCTCAATGTATGTCCTTTCTAAATGCATAACAGCTAGATTAAAGATTAAATCACCCAGTCTATTAAACTCAGAAACAATATAGCCCGGTAAGTCCTCTTGTAGTAATGGGGCTGGATTAGCGTTGTACCTCATAACGCTTTTTACTGCTTTATTTTTTCTTAATAAAGCGGGGATGTCAACCATTAGTAACTCCTTCCCCCTCTTGATCCAACTTCTGTAACTTCAAATTGAAGGCCATGGAGTTTCCATTCAACATCATTCTTGCTTTCAAACTTCACCCCATAGTATCTTCCTGTTTTTCGACAGGGAACTCTGCTCATCGTGTCTGGATTAAAGGCATAAGGAGCGCTCCAAGAGACGCCGCCTTCCATATCCATCTGACTGCCAACATAAACATCAATAGTATTCGATGAACCAAAAACCTCCATCAATGGGTATATAGAGGTTACAGTCTTTATTGCTGAGTAATCCTTTTCCCCTTTCTCTCCAGCAGATATGCCAGTCCTTTCGATATAGGAGGTCATTAGGGCTGTGCCTTCTTTGTTTCCTATACTGTCCCGATATATCTTAGTTGCAGTAGGACTGCAAAACAATAGAACCTTTTCTTTATTAGAGTAAGTTCTTGTTCCCCAAGCAGACGTTGTATCATCCCAAGAAGCAAATCTTGCAACGGTTGCTCCAGTAGTATGTGCTGCTGCCGTCGTAGAATTAGCCCCTCTTGTTATCCCAGTAAAGGTTGTAGAGGTCATGCCTGTATATGTAATCTGTTCAGTATCTATTATAACCGTTCCCGTTGATGGGAATGTCAAAGTAGGATCAGTATTTACACTTAAAGCGCCGCCCGTTGGAGGAACGGATGCTGTGATTGTGCCATTAAGAGTGGTATCTATATCCCAACTTGTTCCACCAGACACATCAGCAACACCATAAGAGGCATGAGATAGATTGCTTAAACTTCTTTTTGAAATAGTATTGTCTTTCCAGTTCCATATAATAGCAGCAGTACAAGTGGTTTGTCCAGTTTCTGGGAAACAGGCAAGCATCTCATTTCTATTATAATCGGCCACAACAAAAGATGCGCTAAAGTTATCGCCATCTATAGAGGTAAGCAATAGATTTTGAAGTCGTTTATTTAAAAGGGGCAGCAGTCTCTGCCCATCATTTACATATAAGTTATTAGTCCCGAAAAGAAAATGACCGCCCTCAAATTCTGCAACACAGTTCTTTGCAAGGATTCCAACAGTAGGGGATAGTATCTTGAACTGGAAGATAAAGGGTGTGCCTACATAGGTAGCAGAATAGATAGAGTTCTCTTTATATATTTGAAAACTATCTCGCATTGCCATTCCATCTAGGATAGATCCTTTAGTCGCTGCTAACTCATACTCACCAGCATCTACCGTATCATCATTAACGTCCCATGAGATCGGTGTATTCTGAACCTGTGCTTCTGTACTCCACAGAACCACCCTGTTCTTCTCTACACTTCCTTCCTTTGTATTCATTGCGATAAGGAAAGACTTAAACGACTTTAGAGTCTTGCATCTATTAGTAGTTGTCCAATTTGCTAAATCTCTTAATCTATAGGTGCTTTGAGGCTGACCATCTCCCTTGCTTATAGACCATTCTTGCGGTACATCAACAAAGTTATTCAATATAAGAATGCCACCGATGACAGAAGAAGACCAATTCTCTTCTACTATGCCAGTAGCGGTCGCGGTATAATCGTTCTCTGTTGTTAGAGTATCTCTTAGAGGATTTACAATCTCGTTATCAAGATGGGCAACATCAGTTGTTCCGCTTAATGTGAGGACATTCCCAGACCGACTTGTATAAGTTAATTCCTCATAGGTCGCTGCCGCACCAACACAGACACTACCACCACCAGCAGGAAAGTTGCTACCATCTGTCAGGGTAATAGTACCTACTCCAGAACTCACCGCTCCGTCCAATGTAGTGCCAGTTTGTCTAGTTATATTAGACCACGCTGATCCATTATGAACATATACCTTGGCTAACCCACATGCAATCCAAAAGTAATTACCACCAGCTTCCAGCGGGGTAATATAATAGGGCGTTACAGGACAGGTTGCAAGAACCTCTTCAAAGCCAGCGCATTTATTTACATATCCATCAATCATCCTTACGTTATTGCCACCACTCCATGCGCTTAACGGCAGTTGCTGTGGTGGAATATCTGTAATTATTCCAACACTACCAAGATTTTCCATTGGGACTAGCATAGGCTATTCCGGTTTAGGGTGCGCGACTTTTACCGCGTCACAATCAGCTACATAGGTATCCATTAATCTTGCATCTCCCTTCTCTTTCCAATAGAGAGCGTCAGCAAGAGTCTCCCATTCTGGATACTCGCGCTTTCTTTTCTTCTTGTATTCGACTGCTTCCCATTCAATCTCCCAAGCATCAATCTGCTCTTGCGTCGGGTGAGGATCATCCTCATCCCATTGATGGATGACGTAATCACCAGCAACTTTCATCACCACCCACTTTCTAGAAGGATATTTATGCGCAAGAACATCGCCTAACTTACTTGGATGTTTCATCCTATCCACCCTCCACTAAATTCAAAATTCCCGAATGCGATATTGTCATCTATAGCCCTCATAAATGCTTGAAAATAATTTGTGCCATCACTGTAAACTATTGCGCCACAACCAACACCAATATCTGACATAGTATATGACTTAAAGGCAACCTGTGAAGTTGATTGAGGTGTGGCAGATCCATCTTTATATATTGCCACTCCTACCCCCTCCCCATTGGAGTCAAGGGTGGCTGTAGCCCTAGCCCATAGCCAGTAAAATCCGGGCATAGTAGGTGTGAATCTATTAGATGCCGTTCCTGTGCTAGTGCTTTGGGTGCATACGCCATGCGAGTCATAGACTATAGTATCAAGGGGCATTATTTCAAACGTATTAGATGCTACAGTTTCATCAAACCCCTGCATTAGAAAGACAGGGTTACATGTTACCCACTTAACCCCTTCTGTAGAGGCGGAATCAGATACTAATTTTAATCCATTGCCAGCGCCTGTAACCGTGTAACCGGTTGTAGGCGTTGTGGTTGGTGCTGCTAATCTAGCGTCAGCAGTAGAGTATGTATACATATCCCCCTTAGTTGTCAGTGGGGATCCAGCAGATGCAGCCCATTCAGTTGCTGTACCACCTGAGTTTACCCTGAGAACCTTTAAAGCGTCAGCTACAGCCACATCAGGAGCGGTTCTCCTTATATCTGTAGCGTCAGGAAAGGTCGACTTTACTACCGTCTTTATTAATCTAAGATGGTTATCCCCCTCTGCAATAGTTGCAGTTCCCGGCGGATTTGTACCATCTAATTGACTAACGTATGTTGCTGATTCTACTGACATATATATTCTCCGTTAAACCCCTTAACTCCACCCTAAAGATACTGCTTGGATTCGTGTTTCTTTTGCTGCGCTTTGGTTAAGCGTCTTGATGCGGTACACCATGCTAGTTCCAGTCAGGCTAGTCCGCGCCACATCGTGCGCTGAGACTATAAAGTGTGGAGATGCTGTACCTGTAGTGCCTTGAGCAACAAGTGTTGTAGATGTCCAACTAGTACCGCCGTCTGCGCTGTATTCAGCAGTAATGTCTGTGTTTATGGCTGCGGTTCCAGTGCCGTTTGCGTACGTCATCACGATGTCGCCTTTGGTCGGAGCGCCATCATTTGCTGTGGTTGAGTTTGATACGAGTGTCATATTACTAATATCACCGAGAGCGGGTTGGCCCTGATTTGTGCCGCCACCAGTTAATGGCCCCGTACCACCACCCGCTGCTCCGCCGCCGCTGCCACCAGTTACGCCAGTTACAGCCGCTCCACCACCTGAGATGCAATATGTACCGCCACCTCCACCGCCTTTAGCTGTTTGCGTGGCGTTAAAACTAGTATCTGTACCGCTTGGTTGAGTTCCACCACAACTAGCAGCAGTAACACCAGTTGCACCAGCCCCTACTACAGCGGCATAAGTTCCCGCCGCTGCGACCCAACCTGTAATCTCCATTACACCGCCGCCACCGCCACCGCCACCATGCATGCCACCACCCGCACCACCACCAGCAACGATCATAATATCCATCGTTATACCACTTGCTAATACAAGATTCTCAGAAGCCGCGCTATTGGTAAAAGAGTGAACCTGATACTGACTAGCGCCAGAACCATAAGTTGTTATTGCTCCACCAGTGCCTGCTGCTGCTGCAGCAAGATATCGAATGATGACAATTCCTGATCCACCATTTCCGCCAGCATTTACAGATGCTTGCCCACCACAACCTCCTCCACCACCGCCAAAGTTAGCTGTTGCATCTCCCGGCGCGCCATTTCCTACACCACCCGCTCCGGCATTTGTTCCGCCGCCACCACCGCCGCCCGACCAGATACCACCACCTCCACCACTTCCATAAACTTGTGCTACACCAGTTCTAAAGACATTGCTTCTACCCGCGCCACCGTTCCCAGAGGTGCTCACTGCAGGCGCATTCTGGCCTACCGCCGATGCTCCTCCGCCTCCGCCTCCAGCATGGGTTTTATCAGCAGTACTACTACCACCAGCGAACCCATACCCAGTTCCTGTATAAACAACTTGCCCAGAGTAATAATTCGATGCGTTTCTAGAGTCATTCGTAGACTCTGTAGCATCAATACCAGTGGCATCCATGAAAGCATCTTCGGTTTGATCGACTAGATTGTATTTAGCCATAGACCCAGCTACTGCAACCTTAAACCCTAGCAGAGCGATATCATCTTCAATTCCTGAAGTATCCGTGGTGACAGTTCCCCAAGACAGCGCACCAGCAGCAGTCGTTTGCAGAACTTGGTCGGCAGCATAAGTGGCGTTTAGGTTCGCGGCTTTTAGTTTTGTTGTCATATCAACTCCAGCCTAACGAAACGGCTTGTATTCTTGTTTCTTTCGCTGCGCTCTGATTAAGCGTTTCAATTTTATATCGCATCTCTGTGCCAGAAGGCTGACTTGAGATGTCCACGTCATGCGCTGATACGATAAAATTCGGGGATGCTGTACCCGTAGTTCCTTGAGCAACTAGCGTCATTAATGTGTACGTTGCGCCATTGTCTCGGCTGCAATACGCTTTTACGTCCGTGTTTATGGCTGCTATTCCACCGGCTCCAGCAACCCCATTCGTATAAGTCATCACGATGTCGCCCTTAGTTGCTGTGGTTTCTGCTGTTGTGGCGTTTGAAACCAATACCATATTACTAAATGGCCCATCATCGTAAGCGTCGAACAGAAGTTCCATGTGGAAATGGCCACTTACCGCTGCATCTGTTTTGTAAGTTCGCCAATATCTATGCCGCATGCCAGCAACATTCGCTGGAGTTCCGCTGTAATACCAAGCTGGAGTTGCGGGATGCCCACCAAACGTAGCCCCACTATTCCAATCTGTCCATGTCACGGTATCATCAGAGTGTTGCACTTTCCACTCTGCATAAACATTGCCACCAGCACCCATATACCAACCCCATCGGCGAATTGAATACTGGTTGCCAGAACCAAAATCTAGTTGACACCAAGAACCTACTCCTGATGCATCTGTGTAGAAGCCGTAAGCAGGAGCAACAATAGCGCCATTTATAAGATTGGCTGCGTTAAATGAACTTAAACCCGATTGCGATAACATACCAGCAGTTATAACAGCGGTAGCAACTAATTCAGTATATGTCTGAACCACCGAAGGTGCGCCGCTGTAATAATAGCCAGAATTCCATGCTTCACCAGTAGAAAGCGCAGCATCGATACCTGTTTCATCGTAAAAAGCATCCTCTGTTTGATCCACTAGATTGTATTTAGACCATGAACCGTTTATTGCGACCTTGAAGCCTAATAGAGCAATGTCGTCCTCGATCCCTGCGGTGTCGATTACGTCCCAACTAGCAGCACTTCCACTTGTAGTTAGAAACTTCCCACTATTGCCTGTCTGAGAAGGAAGCGCATCAACAGTTGCCCAATCAATGGTAGCCGCGCCTGATTTCTTTAAGAACTGCCCAGTGGTTCCAGCGGATGTCGTATTTAATTGATCGACATCTACGGTGTCATTACTGGGTTGCCCGATATCAGTAACATCCCCAAGGAAGAGGATTGTCGCCACAGCAGCAGTTGGCGCGGTAGAGGTTAGTGTTAAGGTCGTTCCAGAGATTGTGTAATCAGTGGTTGGGGTTTGTCTTACCCCGTCGAGGAACAAGAGGGTAGAGTTTATAGTCCCTTCTTGGTCTAGCGCGATGGATGAGCCAACAGGGGCGGCTTTAGTCTGTGTTGAGTATCCGGCTAATTGTGGTGGTTCGTTTCCGAGATAACTCATATATTAAACGCCTCTTTCACTTCCTCTGTTGTTAGGCCAAGATTCGAAAGTTTGGTGCGGACTGAATCTAGTTTTTCTTGTCTGGCTACTTGTTCTGCTGTGGGTTCTGTAGGGGTGGGTTCTACAAATGCAAACACATTGCCGTCCCAACTACCGCCTATGCGGGCATCGCTAGTGGCTTCAATCAGTTCAGAATCAGGCACGGAGAACGCAGTCTGCCCATCCCATACAATCATGTTTTCTACAAGGCCGTTTTTAACTACTGCGTAATTAGACATTATTGGTACTCCATCACTTATAGAGGTAAATCACTACGATTCCAACAGCGCCAGCAGAAGCGGCGTTGACGCCTGAACTTGGCGAACCCGATCCTCCGCCAGAACCATTCGCTAGTCCCGGTGTTGAGGCTTGAGTACCGGCTGCAGACTTGTAGGCGCTAACACCGCCACCCCCCCAATAACCGCTACCACCACCGTAGCCGCCAGATCCGCCAGCACCACCGGCAAGGTTTATGTCACCGCCCGTAGGTGCTACTGATGCAACTCCGTTGTATCCATATTTTCCGGGTTTTCCACCTGGGCCTGTCAACGTGACGAAACTAGTTCCGCCCGATGTGTAAGTTACTGTGGTATCCACGCCGATCGTTCCATCGACTCCAGCGCCTCCGCCAGCAGCAGCGGTGCCTATCACGATAGACATAATAGTATCAGCAGCGAGTGACAATGTTTTTATCACTGTGCCGCCAGCAGAACCAGCACTAGCACCTAGTGAGACATTTGCACCGCCCCCGCCACCACCGCCACCTGTTACATAAAATACTTGCTTTGTGATGCCAGCGGGAATGGTATAACTCTGGCTGCTAGTAAACGCCTCCATGTCATCAAAACCAGAAGCAGCAACAGCCCAGCTTGCATCACTCCCATCAGTTGTTAGAAACTTTCCGCTCTGACTTGTCTGGGAAGGCAGCGCATCCACAGTCCCCCAAGTGCCATCGCCCTTGAGATATTTGCTGCTTGTGATGCCTGAAGCATCAATTAAATTTACGTCAACTTTTGTCGTTGCCAAAGTAACTTCCTCTAAATTGTTCTGCGATGTATGCCTTTGCTTCTATCAAGCAGTTAGGCAGCATGTCATCTGGTGATATTGTCATCCATACCACCAGAAACGGTATTAAAAACCAATGGGCTATTCTTGCTATCCCTACTATAAAATCCATTATCCTTTAGGATATTTATCTTTAACTGCCTGACGCTTACCTTCTAGTGAAGTAATCGCAGCCATTCTTTCTTCAACCACGCCTTCCCAAAGGGCAACAGTAATTTCATCTATAGGTGGGTATTCTGCTTTGCGTTTCTCAGCGTAAGTGCGCGTGTCTGGTGCAGGATCAGGCTCAACAAATGTAAATACATTGCCGTCCCAACTACCGCCTATACGAGCATCGCTGGTCGCTTCGATTAATTCGGAATCAGGTATGGAGAACTCTGTAACACCATCCCAGACAACTACATTCTCAACAACACCGTTTCTAACTACCGCGTAATTAGCCATTATTTATACTCCCAGATGACTACTATTCCCGGCCCGCCATTATAGCCAGTACCAAAATATGGCCCATAACCCCCCTCTCCGGGGTTTAACGCGGTAGCACCCTTTTGCGCCCCCGGGCCCCAATAACTCCCTACGGACGCATAACTCCCTGCGTAAACATTACCCCCAGATAAATTAATATCACCACCTGTTGCTGTAGTTCGAGTACCAGTATTTGATGCCGCAAGAGTTCCCGCAGGGCCTCCTAAACCAGTAATAGTGTTGGCAGCGTCTACCCAACTAGAGTTGCCACCTGCTGTTGGCGATCCTCCAGCGACTCCAGCGGCCCCGACTAATATAGTAGCCGTTGCAATGCTAGAAACATCTAAAAACTTAATCGCAGTTGAACCAGAAAATCCTCCACAACTAGCGGAGGCGCCACCACTATAACCGCCCCCTCCGCCACCAGTAACATACATAACTACTTTTGTTACATCTGTAGGTCTAGTCCATGTTCCACTTGGCAGTGATCGCATTTGTACAAACCCAGAAGATGCTATAGCAGCCCAACTAGCCGCGCTTCCGTTTGTAGTTAGGAACTTACCGCTCTCACTTGTTTGGGAAGGTAGTGAATCAACAGTAGTCCACGCCATGTCATCCTGAAGGAACTTAGCCCCATCGGGTGTTCCTGTCGTGGCTAGTTCTGCAACACCAACTGAGTCATCCGCCATCTTAGCTAGGGTTACTGCATCATCAGCTAACTTTAATGAGGTAACAGAACCATCAGCAGGAACAATTGCAGTTCCAATATCGTTGATGCCTACTACTTCCACAGTAGCCCCATCAGCAAAGTTCCCCGACGCGAGAGTAATGGTCGTGGGAGTTCCTGCTATTGAGAAGGCGTCTGTCTGTTGAACAACACCATTCACTGTGAAGATGAGAGACTCTTCGCTAGGTGCAGTCCATGTTAAGACAACAGTATTAGTCGAAGATCCAGAGATGGCATACGCTGCTTTTAATCGTATGTCAGAAGACTTTAATTCTGTTCTACCTAAATACGACATCAGGTGATCTCAAGGACTGAAGCAAAGATATCAAGGTTTCCACTAGCGTTAGAGGATTTGGCATGGAGTTTGTCTCCAGACTCCATATTCAACTTAATGCCATCAAACACTAAAGAACTATTGGCTGGGACTGGGGTTGTCTTACAGATATAGTAGTTCGGCGTTCCCCCCGCACTTATGTCTTCAACAGCAATGTCTGCATCTACACTCACTGTTCCAGTATTGCAGACTGTTAAACTGTGAATCACTGTTTCAGCAACACCAGCCGCGTGTGCTGCAAACACTTCTGTAAGAGCGGCGTCTGTGAGGGTCTTGCCCTTGTTCTTAAATGCATTTGCCATATTTTTGTCCTATTAACCTAAAGCAATCGCCATTGCAACGCCAGTGCCAGCAGGGTCGCCTGCTGTTGGAGTTCCCCATGACGTATCAGTTCCATTGTTTGTTAAAAACTTACCAGAATCAGAAACAAATGATGGTATTAGTGCTGCTGTAGTTGTTGATGGGAAACTGCCCTGCAAGACTGACTTAATTAGATTAAGATGTCCTTGCGGGGAAGTTCCTCCACCTTCAGATACCGGATCGCCATTAGCAGGGTTAGTC